AGGCAAAATATTTTTGGACCCTATCGCGGCTGTTGACTTGCTGTCAACACGAGTTGACAGAGTGTCAACATCATCAATCTCACTTGACTTTGAGCTAAACCAGCCGCGCTTGTTCAGCCATACTTTCCATTCAATCGAGACAATCTCGACGATGTTAGTGAGGCTCTTTGCTCCCCTTTGTGGTCGCTCGATTACGCGCACATGTCCCAAGCGCCGGGCTTCGTGCATGGCATTCTGCACGGTTGTTCGGCAAACGCCGGCTTTTGCTGCGATCTTGTCGATTGGCCAGTCGCAAAAGCCGCCGGACCTAGCACATTCCGCAACGAAATACAAGGCAGAGCTTTCGCCTTCCGTGTAGCAGCTACGCATTCTCGGAGGCATGATGCTTGTTCTACCGAACATGCGGCGCCGGTCTCTCGACTTCTCTCGATCGGGAGAGCGTTGACGAATGCGGCGCGGAAATGCGCGCGTTGTTGCGATGTCAACGCGTCGCAGGGCTACGCGAGAGATTTTCGACGTGATGAGATTCGCAACCTCATCGTAATCGGTTTGTGAAATTTTGCCGTCAGCGAAAAAACCACTTACTTCACTAAGTAAAACGCGCAGATTATCCTTGCTACTTGTGCCCGAAACACGGGCATAAATGGTATCGATAGCCCTGGCTACGTTGGCCATTCCGGTACTTCCTCTTTTGCTCTCCGTGAACGATAGTAGAAAGGCGTCTTCGCGGAAGGCGCGCGAGGATGTGCCTCTTTAGCAAGCTTCGTCATGTCGGTTTTGGTTAGGCGGTATTTGAACGCGAGCACATAAAGAGGATACATGCCTCGGGTTAGCTCTGACTTAAGCGCCTCGCGTTCAGGGGTGGTCAAAGCAGAGACCGGGCGAATTCCGGTAGGTCCAGCGCGCAAAACATAGGGGCCGCTAGGAACTGCCTGTGTAATTTCCTGTCGGATTGGCCTCAGTTTTCTATTTAGATAGAGCAAATGTACGTCTAGCGAGCGGCTGGCGTTGTCGGGGCCGCCGTCCTCGCGATCAGAGTAGACGTAATCGACGAGCGCGCCGCGATTGACACCATAGCGTCCAGACCGCTGGACGCGATCGTATAGGCGGCCCTGTATCTCCCCCATAAAGAACGGGCGGGAAGTGTCGTTTACTGTCTGTCCGCAGTTGGGGCAACATTTCATGGCTCCCATCCCTCGGATTCTTTGCACCATGTAAAAACCACACGGCTTCCTGGACGTTGAAATGCGTCCTGTCTGCACTTTAGGCAACGCAAGAAAAAAACCTTTGTCTGGTGCCCTAATCTTACATGCTCGCGGTGGAAATTTGTCGGCCGCGTCCACTCGTGCTCACATTTCATGTTGGCGAGACCTTAAAAAACGAGGAGCTGCGCACAAATGTCGGGCCGAAAAAATACGGAGTGAAGAGGGGCGACGCGGCGGCGCCGCCCCTCAAGTTTCCCGGTCCGCAGACGGAGGCTGGCGGAGGCAGACCGGGAGTGGTCGCGGCGCGAATCTTCACCGCTATCTCTGGATGCATAACAATCGTGTTGTCGAAAACGAAACAATCGGATTTGGGCTTGTGGAAAATCTTGATATTTTGTCGGTGACCTTGCCGGCGGCGACGCTCGGCGCGGCTAGGTGCACGCACGCGGGACCAATCTTCGGTCACGTCAACGAGAGAGGCGTCTTCAATGATGCGTAGACCATCGAAAATGTTCATAACGCGCCATCCTCCATCAGGAGCTTGCACGCCTCGGTGATGTCCCCCACGATGCTTAGCGGTTGGTCGCGGCCATGTAGTGACCAAAAGAGATTGATTGTTTTGATGTGGTTCGCCAGTTTTTGAGAGAGAACAACGCGACGATCACGTGAGCGCGCGCCGCCATTCTTCCAATCAAACTTATAAGCGAGTGAAACGGTGATCGCGTTCAAGTCGGCGCGCAACGCGCGCGCCTCGATATCGTTGTAAGAGAGGATGTTTCGAATGCGATTGCGAACGTAGCTCACGCTCGAATGATCGCAGCCAAATTTTGCGGCGAGCGAGTGCGTAGAATGTCTCGTGTGGCGTACCGCGATCTCAAAAACTATCCCGCGAACGTAGGACACTATTCCTGAACGGCGATTGGTGTCGCGTAGCTCGGAAAGTGTGATGTTGGTCGACTGGAAGTAATCCAGTATGGTATCATAGATATCTACCAGCGGGGCCGTGAGGCGATCCGGGCGGCTGCCGATGTTGAGGGCGGCGACCAGGGGGGCGTTTATAGCCTCGCTTTCAAGCGCGCGCTCTACCAGGATCGATTTGAGCCGGTGGCTGGCGAGTTGATGCGTGGGGCGATATTTAACCTCGCCATCGCCCTCCCACTGCGGCCCCTGGGGACGACCTATGGAGTCCCGTCTTTGCGTCTGATCGGGGGGCAAAAAAGCGTGCTCGCGCTCGCTTTTACGGTTGCGTTGTCTTGATTTTGGCGCATCGGAGACGTAGTTTTGAACATCGGTCATGACTCGTTGCTCCAGCAATGGGTTCATGGCGTCGGCCGCAGGTGCACAACTGCTGCCGGCCTTTGACGGGGACTTTCCTCGTCAATGTCTTAAGAGGGGGCGCCCTGTGAAGACGGGGCGTCCCCTCAGAGCTTTTGACGGTACGCCCAAATCGAAATAGTTTGCAAGTCTCTTCTGTCGGGAGGCGTACTGTTCCATGGCCGAATGCTATATCGTTGACGCTTGCGCGGTCGAGCATCTCGGTTGTCCGATCGTGTGGGATATTCAAGTCTGGTACTGGCGCGGCGGCGATGGGCGGCACCGCGCAATCGCATTGCCGGTCATTCCCGAAAGCTCAAAACTAGGATACAGCGGGCCGGTTGCGATCTTGGCTGGCGGCAGTCATGATATTTCAGAGGGGCTCTATCGTGGCGAATTGACAATGGGGCAATTGCAGGAAGCTAGGATCACTCGTGCCGCGGCGCTGATCAACCGAGTTGACGATTGTGGAATTACGCATATCATCTCGTCGGACGGGAACATGGAGGATGAACATGTAAGGTGGATTGAGAGCGAGATAGTGCTACGAGGCGGCACGCGCGACGAGAAAGAATTGATTGAACTGCTCAAGCTGATGACGTTGAGCGAGCGAGAAGAGGCTTACAGGTTGGCGACGGGTTATGATGGCGAGTAGAGCTGCAACATCGGGAGAGAGTCATGAGATATCGGAAGCTGCCAGTCGAGATTGACGCTACGCAGTGGTTTAAGAACGGCGATCACCCAAATGACGGTGTTGGTCAGGAGGCTCGCGATCCGTTCAACGACGGAACATACATTAGGATCGAGGGCGCCATAGTTCGATTTTTTTGTGTGCCCGGCAGTGACAAGATGAAATGCAAATATTGCGGCACGTCGATGAAGATGCATGGGTGGATTGACACGAACGAGGGTGGGCACATCGTTTGCCCTGGTGATTTTGTGATTACGGGCGTCAAGGGTGAGGTGTATCCTTGCAAGCCTGATATTTTTGCTCTGACTTATGAGGCGGTCGATGGTCCGGAAAGCAACGAAGCCCGCGGCCCCGATATCATTAGTGGATACGACGCACGCGCCAAGCCCTAAGCCACTCGCCGAAGGCGCGGCCGAATCTCCGCTCGATTATATGCTGCGGATCATGCGCGATCCGACATGCGACCCGAAGCGGCGAGATTCGTTCGCGCTCAAGGCGCTTCCGTATTGTCACAAACTATTAGATGGCGGAAAAAATGGCAAAGAAGGCAAAGACGCGAACGATAATCAAGGGCCGCAGGGTCCTACTATTAGAAAGTTTGGTGAGGCAGTGCCTAGTCAATCAAATCACTCTGATGGCCAGCCTCAGGGATCACATGAGGATGGTGCACGGTAGGGGGCATGCCGAGCAGATGATGTTTCGTTTTGATGAGACAATTAAGCAGACGGCCAACATGTTGACGAGGCCGCGAGAATGAGAACCGAATATCGGCAGCAGTTGCCGCCGCTCTGGTTTTGGCAAGATGGGCCGATGCAATATCACTTTGTCGAGTGTGTCGCCTCGGTGGAGATTGGGCGCGAGGTTGACCCGAAGCTTTGCATGCTTCACGGGAATGCAAAAAACTGTACCGCCATACACGCCTGCCTGATTGCGGGTTGCCCATATGCGAAAGCGAGGCTGAAGCAGTGGGAAGATCAGTATGATGAGCAAGCGAGAGCTTTTCGACGTGGCGGCCGAAGTGAAGGGCGAGACGGATAGGGCGTGGCGGCTGTTCGACGGCACCAAAACGGCATGGGTGCCGAAGTCGCAGGCAGAAGACAACGGCGACGGCACTTTCACCATGCCAATTTGGCTTGCCAAAGATAAGGGTTTTCTATGAGTCCAGCGCAATCGGCGGAGCTGCCGGAAAAGCTTGAAGCTATCTTGCAGGAGGTTGCTCGCAAGGCGCGCGAGGGTGATCAAGGGCCGTACTATCTGGAGGTTTGCAAGATCATTATAAACGTCGAGCGCTATCTAGATCGATCGCCCGACAAAGAGACCGTAGAGGTGCGAAACTTAGGAGAGATTCCGCTATGAAATGGCTATCGCATTTTCTGTGTTGGCTCGGCTCCCATGATTGGCGCAACATGGATGGTGTGTGTTGCGAGTGCGGCTACCGCGATCCCCTTTGGCATGACGGGGATTTCGGAGGCGGCGCGACGTGACCAAGCGCAAGGCAGTCGGCTACGAAGTTCGATGTAGCCGCAGGCTTGCGGAAGCGCTCGGCGCCTATATCGGGGTCTATAGGGGTCGAAACGTGCTGCATTGGAACGGCGGTTTTCTGTGGTGGGTGATATGATCATAGGGCGGCGCTTCCGCGACGTACTCTGCAAGCTCCTGGGGTGTGACTACTCGTCAACAACTCCGCAAATCTGCCTGCGGTGTGGGCGAGAACGCGGGGGTGCATGGTGAGGGACTATAAGAACGTCTACCCCGGCAATCCGACCACTGGCCCCATGCCGCCACGCAAGGAGAGCACGTGGCAAGATCCAGACCATCCCGGCAACAAGATCAGGCCGAAAGTGCGATGCGTCGGTTGCGGTAAGCTTGGCTGCATCACGGCGTGGGGGCCATGGTGCTTTGAGTGCAACGTCCCGCGCATGACCAGGATCGATGCGCGGATAGAAGAGATGGCCAAATCAATCGGCTTGTCGCGGTGGTAAGATGACGGCTTGCAATGACTGACATTCAACTTCCGTTCAATTGGGAGCCGCGAAAGCCGCAAATGAAACTGTGGCTCGCGCTCGAAAACGGCATTCGCCGCGCGATGATGGTTGCCCATCGGCGATGGGGAAAAGACGAGGTTGGATTGCATCACACGGCTTGCGCGATGCACGATCGCGTCGGGACCTACTGGCATTGTCTGCCGGAATACGCGCAAGCAAAGAAAGCGATTTGGGACGCGGTCAATCCGCGCACGGGACGGCGGCGCATCGATGAGGCGTTCCCGAAAGAGCTACGCGATTCGACGCGCGCCGAAGACATGTTTATTCGCATGAAGAACGGCAGCACGTGGCAGGTGATTGGCTCCGATCGCTTTACCAGTCTCGTCGGCGCTGGCGTGTGCGGTATCGTGTTTTCGGAGTGGGCGAAAGCCAATCCGGCGGCATGGGCCTATCTCGCTCCAATGCTCGTCGAAAATAATGGATGGGCGCTGTTCATTACCACGCCGCAGGGTCGCAACCACGCGAAGCGGCTGTACGATATGGCCAAGGCTGATCCGGCAAACTGGTACGTCGAGCTGCAAACTGTCGTCGACTCCGGAATGATCAATTTCGATACGATTGAGCAGCAGCGGAAGGAATACCGCGCACTCTATGGCGATGAGGCGGGCGACGCGCTCATACAGCAGGAATTCTATTGTGACTTTAACGCGCCAGTGCTCGGCGCATTCTGGGGTAAGGCAATCGCGGACGTTGAAGGCAACAAACAAGTTGCCGAAGTGGCAATCGATCGTGAAAGGCCAGTTCATGCAATGTGGGGGCTTGGTGATGACGCTGCGGTGGGGTTGTGGTGCTTCCAGATTTTGCCGGATCGGCTCAACATGGTTGACTATACCGAGTCCCATATTGGTGACATCGAGGCATTTGCTTCGTGGCTCAAGGCTCGCGGTTATCGCGGTCTAGATTACTTGCCGCACACCGCAAAAATGCGTGATTTCAGTCCGCAGCCAACGCGGACCAGGTTAGAAACTTTGCGCAAGCTCGGACGGCAGCCAATCTTGGTCCCGAACGTCAAGCTTGTCGACAGAATCAACGCGGGGCGCGTCACGCTCGCGAGCTGTCATTTCGACGAGCGGCGCACAGAGCGCGGGCTTGATTGCCTCAAGGCGTTCTGTGCCGAATGGGATGAGGAGGCGAACGTGCCGCGGCAGACGCCAAAACATAATTGGGCGAGCTATGCGGCTTTCGCGTTTGGGCACCTCTCGGTGACTTGGCAGTTGCCGCAAAAAAAGGAGCTGGATAAGATCAAGGAGGCGCACGAGAAACTCTACCGGGAAGGAATTCACGTGACGGGCATACGCGTGAACGATCTCATTAAACAGAAGACGCAGCGGGCGAGACCGGGGTATTAGCATGGATGAGATAGAGCGATTCTTTAACGATCACCCAGGACTGGAATTCGTGGCATCGACGGTTGTTGCCGCGATCGTAGCTATAGTCACGGTTCCAGTCGTGTTTTGGATCATAAGCCTATTCGGGGGATGGTAATGCGGTTCTATCTCGATACCGAATTCAACGGCCATGGCGGCGAGCTGATCTCGATGGCGCTCGTGTCTGAGTTGACATATATGGGCGCGGGCGTGAGGGGTTCGATCGAGTGGTATGGGGCAAGGCGAATTAAATCGCCGATCGCGCCATGGGTGGCGGAGAATGTGATGCCTGTGTTGTCAACGCGTCAATTGTCTCCGGAGGACTTCAGAAGTGAGTTTGGCACGTTCATATCGCGCTACGAAAATTGCCAGATTATCTGCGATTGGCATACGGACGCGGAACACTTCTGCGCAATGCTCGCCGGCCGCGATTATGGGTCGAGCCTCGATTTTCCGTGCATGATCCGGATTCTCAAAACGCCACCGGGAGAGCCGGCGCCGGCTGCGATACCGCACAACGCCTTGCACGATGCCAGAACGCTTCGCGACTGGCACGAAGCTCAATTACTCGCGGCCTAATCGGCGATGTCCCGCCGGGGGAAACAGGCCAGCGGTTACAAGCATGGCCATACGCACATGCGCAAAAACGGGACCGTCCATCGGTCTCCGACCTACATATCTTGGCAATCGATGTGCTCGCGGTGCGAGCAGGACTCGCATCCCTGGTTCCATGCCTACGGAGGACGTGGTATAGCGATTTCGCCCAGGTGGCGGGGGAAGGACGGTTTTAAGAATTTCCTCGCGGACATGGGCGAGCGGCCCGCCGGTCTGACGTTAGAGCGGAAAGACGTTGAGGGCGACTATCGGAAGGGGAATTGCGAATGGGCGGATTTGAGCACGCAACGGCTAAATCAGCGCGCACTGCCATCCTTGAGCAAGCCCGCGCGCTCATCGCGCAAGAATCCAAAGCGCAAGCCGAAGGTGCAAAAACGGAAACAGCCGCGCACAATCCGTGCGCCTGCCCGCGATGTGGTCGACCAGTCAAATCGGAGCATGCGTTTATGATCTTGCGGGCGGTCAAAAACTTGGATGGGTCATTCACCGTTATGCACCGCGATTGTAATGATCCGATTTCTCGCGTTGCCGGTCCGGCAATCGTGTTCGCTCCGCAGGGGTTCTAGGCAATGGCGCCTTACGATCAAGTTGAAGCCGATGATGCGGAAGATTCATACTCCGCAGAGGGTGCTACCAAAAAAGGGCCGCGGGCGACCAAGGATGATTGCAAACGCTATTGGCGGGAAATCGAGCGCTATGAGAAGGCGGCCAAGGAGTGGATCGTCTGCGGCGACAAGATTATAAGGCGCTACGAAGACGGCGACCACGGGCAGCAAACAGAGCGGCGCTTTGCGCTTCTCTGGGCGAACGTGGAGACGTTCAAACCCGCGATCTATGCCAAGCTTCCGGTCTGTCTGATTGAGCGGCGATATCGCGACCGCGATCCGATTGGGCGCGTTGTTGCCGACATCATGGAGCGCTGCACAAACACAACGCTCGATATCAGTTGTGTGGACGAAACGCTGCGGCTTTGTCGTGACGATACGCTGTTGCCGGGGCGCGGCACCGCATGGTGCCGGTATGAGCCGAAATTTGAGACGGTCGAGTCTCAGGTGATCGATATCAAAACGAGAAAGTTGACGGTTCAGAAACATGAGAAGCTGAAGAGCGAAAAGATTGTTGTCGATTATGTCTACTGGAAGTTTTTCGGACACAACGTCTCGCGCACGTGGTCAAACGTCTGGCTGGTCTGGCGCATCTGCCACTATGAGAAGTGCGACGCCATCGAGAAGTTTGGCGACAAGATCGCCGACAAGCTCAAGTATACGTCGCGGCGCCAGGGGGATGAGGACAACGAGGCGGAGAGCAATTGTTGCGAGATTTATGAGGTGTGGGACAGCCGCAAGGGGCTGATGTCTTGCATTACGAAGTCTTGGGAGAACGATGAGGCGATGGACTCCGGTCCGCCGCCGATTAATTTTTCGCGATTCTTTCCATGTCCGGAGCCGGCATACGCAACCAAAACCAGCAAATCGCTCATTCCCACGCCCGATTATGAGTACTATCGCGATCAGGCAAAGGATATTGATGATCTAACAGCCAAAATTTCCAACATGCTCGATTGGCTGCGGGTCAAGGCCTTCATTCCGCGCGGCCCATCAAGTGGTGGAGCTGACGCAATCGAGTCGATGGTTACTGACAGCACTAACGACGACATTTTCATTGAAGTGGGATCGTGGGCGGAGTGGGTCGAGAAGGGCGGGGCGAAGTCGCTCATTGACTGGCTGCCAACCGACATGATCGTGAAGACGCTGCAACAGGCAATTGCGGTGCGCAACCAACTGATTCAGGACGTTTACCAAATCACGGGCATCTCTGACATTATGCGCGGTCAGAGCGATCCGGAAGAGACCTACGGCGCGCAAGATATCAAGCAAAACGTCGGATCGCGCCGCACGCGCAATCGCAAGGATGATTTTGCGAGATTCTGCGAGGACTTGTGCCGATTGATCGCCGAAGCGATTGCGGAAAATTTCCAGCCGGAAACTCTGGCGGAAATGAGCGGCTATCAGTATACTCCCGGTCAGCCAACGCCAAGCGGCGAACCTCAGCCCCCCCAACCCGCCGCCGCTCCGTTGGCTGCTGTGCCGCCGCCCGGTGGCGCCCCGCAAGAGTTGCCGCCGGGCGGTAGTCCTACTTTTGGAATGGGGCATAACCAAGGACCACCGGGGCCGTTGCCCGATGCATTGCCGGGTGCGCCTCCCGCGCCGGCTCCGCCGATCGTTCCCCAACAAGCACCCATGGCGTTCGGTGACGATGCTGTGGAGCTGATGCACAACGATCGCATGCGGACATTTCGAACCAAGGTCGAGACTGACTCAACCACGCAACCCGATGACGATCGCGAGAAGTCGCGCCGCATCGAGTTCCTCAACACGATCGCTGCCTATCTCGAAAAAGCGACGGTGGCCATACAGCAGGCGCCGGACCTTGGGCCGGCGATCAAAGAGTTTCTTTTGTTCACGGCGCGCGGCTTCCGAGTTGGCCGTAGCCTTGAGTCGGTGATCGAGGATGCGATTGACAAGCTCGTAATGGACGCGCGCCAGCCGAAGCCGGACAAGATCGACGCGGTATCGAAAGCCAAGATGGCGCAAGCCGAGCAGCAACACCAGCAAGTCTTGAAGCAGGGCGAGGAGCAATTCAAACAGAAGAGCGTGGAGAACGATCAGCAGCATCAACAAAAGATGGATCAGTCTGACAAGCAATTCGGTCAACAGATGGCTTTCGAGCGAGAGAAGGGCGCAAAAGAAATCGCCGTAAAACAAGAGGAGGGAAGGCAGGATCGTATAGACGAGCTGATGAATGCCGACAACATCGAGCAACTGGCAAAAAAGGTTGCGGCAATCATGGATAAGGCTAAGGTGCCAGTTCCGCAACAGAGGGTAGAGCAAACATGACGACGAGAGTAACAATCGCTAACTCAGAAACGAGCGATGCGGCGCACGAGGCCGTGATCACCGTCAAGAAGAGTCCCGCGGGCGGCAATCCGCAGGTTGTCGTTCTGATGGCGGGCGAGGAGCACGAATTCGTGTTGACGAGCGAGTTGACGCTGGAAGTTGCCGAGCGTGAGTTAACCTAGGTTATGTCTGCCAAGCTGACACAGCAATTCAAGTTGCACATGCGGCTTGGCGATGGTGGCTATGTCTACAGCTACCATATCTTTGATGGTGATGCGGTCGTGGGCTCGATCTCGAAGGTTCGGGATAGTCAGAAAGTGCCAGAGCGCATCACCTACATTCTTCATTCCACGCGTGACGAGTTTCCAACTGCCAAGGCATTTCTAGAGGCTTACCAGCGGGGCTTGGCAGCGGTCGAATAACGCGCTAGGCTGTTGACCGCTACGAAACCATCGGGAAATCTACAATGATTGCTGATATCGTCGATGTCGCAATGCGATATTGCGAGCCGTACCGCGGCCCTTTTTTGGATGGCGCGCGCGAACGGGTCATTTCCGAGGCGACAGAGCTTGCCGGCCGGACGCAGGGTTATAAAAATCAGGTTATCGAGGCGGTCCAGCTTGCGCTTGGGCATGAGATTGAATTCTCGTCCGGTCACCCTCTGATGGGGTCTATGTTCTATGACATGGGAGTTTGAAAATGGTGGCAATGGTCTACGACAAAGAGAGCGGCAAACTTGTCCCGAAAGGATCGCTGCCGCCGAAGATTAACAATTTTGGGCGATCGGCCTATGTGATCTCCGACGAGATGCCGCACGCGCAAAACATGTGCGACGGAAAGCACTACACGTCAAAGCGGGCATTCGAAGCGGAAGTGCGCGGGCATGGCTGCGAAATCATCGGCAACGAGGATGGCGTCAAGCACACGCCACCGAAGGCGGACCCGACAACAGAAATCATCAATGACGTGCAACGCGCGTGGTCAGAGTTAGGGGGTGATGCGTGACGACAGTCTCGACGACAACCGTTCGGACGACATGCGACCGCTGCAAGGCGACCGTAACGGAAGAGGCGAGCAGTTCGGGCACGTTGCCGCATTGGGGCACTCTGACTTTGCAAAACAATACCGGATCGGCCATTCTCGGCGGCTACAAATTTGATATCTGCGGCCTATGCATTGAGAAACTCACGTATTGGTGGGGCAACCCATGAAGCCGAATCGCGTCACTGTTTACTTTGTTGGAAGCGAGACGCCGTGCATCTACAACGATGCTGTAAAGGCAACCATCGTGGAGGGTTGGCTAGTCGTCGACAACGGTCATGGGGATATTGATTATTTCCCGTCGCACATGATCGACCACTGCGAATCGAGACCGAAGGACTACGATCGAGGATCGTAGTTACCAGTACGGCAACAGGAGATTTAAAAATGTGTGATAAAGCCGAAGCGGCAGACGGTGATTTGCTGTGGCGTAATCTCAACTCGCGACAAGAGCGGGCGGAAGCGCGGCAGGCGACAACAGCCAAGTTGAGCAAAGACCATGTTATAAGCCTGCTACATGGCGCGGCGCGTGAGCTGGAAATGCAGGCTGCCGGCGTGCGACGCCTCGCCGATATCGTCAATGTGGCTGGCGATCACGAATATCCGTTGTTTGCTGCGTTGATTGCGGTCGTGCGAAAATAGCATGCCGAGATGGGATACCAGCAACGAGGCGCTTCGGAAGGCTGTCCATTGGGCCATGCTCGACGCGTGGCTGTGGACGGCAAAGAAGAATCTCCGCGGTGCTGCTATCTCTCCGCCTCCCGATTTTGTGCGTGAGGGCGGCGAAATTAAATTTAGACCAAGTGTGTTTGCCGATCGCGTCGCCGAACTACTTTTGCAACGAGGATTCAAATCGGAGTGGGCGGACGATGAAGAAAGCGGAGATAATGTACCGGACGCGCCGAAAGCGGCTGCTGAAGGCGGTTGAGGACGAGATACGCGCGACGCGGCGGACCATTATGTCACCCGATAGCGTGGCGCTCGTGGTCTCTTTGATCAATCTGCGCTCGCTGTTGTTGACAAAGCAGACAAAGGGGAGGGTGAGGTGATCACTCTTGAAGGTAAGGTAACGACACTGTTTCTGGATCGGGGCGGGCCGCTGATCCGCCACAGCCCTAAGCACGGCGGCTCGATTCATATTCATAGTCTCAATCCAGAGCGGGAAATGATTTGGCGCATGTCGCGGGGTGAGATGATCCGCTTTGCGTGGCGCTGCCTCTTCGCCGCACTGAGACCACAGGGGCGGTGGTGGGTGGGGGAAGGTTTTGCATGGTGGAGGGTGCGGCGATGATGCTTGGATATATTTGCGGGGTTCCTACAAGCTATCGGCCGGCTCAAGAGTTATGGGAGTTCCTCGCGCGCTTGAAGCGCGCGGCAGTCTACGAAATGCCAGCGATTGACTATCCGACAACAACGGTCAAATACGCGTGCCAGGGTTGCGGTATCAATGATCGGGACGTGCTGGTGCCGGCGCGCGCCAGTCTCGACGAGCCTATCGGGCCGTGGCTCTCGCGCGCCCGGCAGATGTGCGAGGACGATCATAAGTTGGCGTCGCCAAACTGTCTGCGACGGACCTACGATATGAAAGTCATGATGGCAGGCGGTGTGCCGGGCGGGGCGCTCAAGCAATGAGAACACGCGAGAAGTTGGCCGCGGAGCTTCGGAAGATCGCCGCGATCGCCTCGCCGGACAACGCGGCGAAGTATGAGGCTTTCGCGAAGCGCGCGGCGACTGGCGAGTTTGAGGACTACGGCGAGGCCTATGCCTGCCCGATCACACAACTCCATTCCGAGCTGACGGCGGCGGGATTTTCCAAGTTTGCCGCTCGCGTGGCCAACGGCGAGTTTGACGCCACGAAAGAGGAAAGCGACGAATGGGCGCGCAGCCCATCCGGCCAAGATGCTGCGAAACAACTCTCGCCCGCGATGCGCGAAGTGCTCGGGATGAAGCTACTCAACTGAACGGAGCGGAATGATGGGCTTATTTGATTCGTTCTCTCCTGAATTTCCAGTGGAAAATGACAAAATGGCAACAGAGCGTGTGTATCTCGATAGGCTGAAAGTCATAGACCAAATGCGCGATACGTCGGAAGCGCACCGGCTTGCCGATCAGGTGCTTTGCGATATCGCTAAGCAGGCAGGCTATGGCGATGTCGTCGAGCAATGGCTATACATCAAAAAACACTACTGAGGCGTGCGCGAATGCGAGTAATGGCGGGCGAGCAAATCCACATCGGAGAACTCGTTGTCATTCGCGATGGCGTCGCCTTTCGGGCGCGGGTGGAGACGGGCGGAATCCAGATTCGGTTGCCGGTTCCGCCATCGCTCAACAACATGTTTCCGAGCAAGCGCGGCAAGAGGGTGGCGGCGGTGCCGGCCGGTCCGGCCACCATATCGCGCGATGCTTACAGGGCTGCGGTCGCGGGCGCGAAAGAGAAGATGGGCGGGCGCGTCAAGAGCAAGGAATACGAGAATTGGATCAGGCTTGCCGATGCGGCCTATATGCAGCAGCGGGTAACTGTGCCGGGGCTCGCGCCGCGGCTCCGAGTTGCCGCCGGTTCAACGTTTTCAGTCGACATTTGGATGCCTAAGATCAGAGGCGACCTTGACAACCGAATCAAGGCAATACTTGATTTTTTGGTCCGAGTGGGCTTAACGTTGGACGATCGGCACGCGCGGCGGGTCTGTATTGAAGAGGATTTGAGCCTCGATCGGGAATGCGTCGTCATAGTCGCACAGAGGAAAGCCAATGTTTAAGCTACTTTCTGGCACTGCTCCTTTCTATCGGCCCGATGATGGCAACGGTTCCGGCGGTGATGCTCCGGTGGTCGAGAGCATCCGTTCGGACATAGAGGCGGCTTACGACGAGATTGAATCGGGGGGCGGCGATGGTGGCGCTGAAGGGCTGGGTGGTCGCGAGCCATCGGAAACGGCGGAGCCTGCGGAGCGAGCAGGGCAAGCGAGGCGCGATGGCCAGCAAGCGAAAGAAGGCGATGAAGCGGGCGACCGCGGCGACGGCCGAACCAAGCGCGGACAATTCGCAGCAAAACCCGGTGACAAGCCCGCTGGTGACAAATCCGCACAAGGCGACAAACCCGTATTGGACGCCGCAGCCAGGGCTGCGGCCGATGCCGCGCGCGCGGCTGCTGATCCTAATGCGGCAACTTTGGGAGCAGTGCCGCCGGTTGGGTTCTCGCCGCATAGCAAGGCGCAGTGGGAGAATTTCCGGCGTGCATTCCCGACCATAGCGGCAGACATTGCGCGGCGCGAGACTGAGACCAATCAGGGCTTGGCCGCGCTTCGCGATTTCAAAGACCTGAAGCCCTATGCGGAAATGGCGCAACGGAGCAACACGACGCTCTCCGCCGCGCTGCATCGATTCACAAGTTTGGAAACGCTCGCGCGGCGCTCGCCATCACACGGGCTCGTTTCCGTCTGCTCAAGTCTAGGCATGCCGAAGGCGGAAGCGCTTGAAGCGCTCCAAAGGGCTGCACAGCTTATCGGCGGCGATATTCAGATTCCGTCAGCCCATCAACCGGCTGGCGATCCTGCGAACGGTGGCGCACGTCCGGGCGATCAAAAGCCCGATCCGCTATTGTCCGCGCTCGCGCCCATCTTCAAGCCAATCTTGGACGAGCTGGGTTCACTTCGAAAATATGTTGCCGATGCGTCAACAGCCAATCAAACGGCTCTTGAATCGACGCTCGACAATGCGATTGTTACGTTTGCATCCGACCCGAAAAACGTCTTCTTTGAACACGTGGAAGAGGTGATCACAAATCTCTTTGCGTCAAAGTTGGTGCCATTGACGGGAAACCATGCGGCGGACCTTCGCGTAGCTTACGACTTGGCTTGCCGAATGCATCCGGAGGTTTCCGAAGCGCTAATCGAACAGCGGCTCGGGACAACGGGCGCCGCCAAGGCCAAGCGGGACCAGGACATTGCGGAGCGTGCGCGCCGTGCTGGCCGGTCTCTCGCCGGTTCCTCGTCGCCTGATATCGTGCGCGATCCTCCGCCACGACGGCATGACGGCGTGAAGCCTTTGGATGCTGAACGCAGGAGTGATGTTGAGTCCGCCTACGAGCAAGTGGCGGGGTCAGCCTCCTATTAATGCGCGAGCGGCGCACGGCCGCGCTAGCAAAGCAGGATGCCAGCTAATCCGAACTTCGACGACATCGTAACGACAACGTTGCGGTTGCGTGAAGGCAAGACAGCCGACAACGCGACCAAGACAATGGCGTTGCTTGATCGGTTGCGCCGAAAAGGAAAGGTGCAACCGGGTGGCGGCGGGCGGACCATCGTTCAAGAGCTTGAAGTTGCGTTGAACCCGTGGGGTGGGTGGTACGCCGGCTTTGATCTCTTGAGCACCAATGCGTTCGAACCGTTTTCGGCCGCCGAATATGATTGGAAGCAGGCTTACGTGCCTGCGGTGTGGAATGGTCGCGAAAAACTCATCAACCAAGGCAAGTGGGCGACCATCAATCTAATCGAGGGGCGACTCAAAAACTCAGAAAAGAGCCTCTACGATCTCGTCGCGCAAGGTGTCTACTCTGACGGTACGAGCTTCGGCGGAAAGCAAATTTCCGGCCTTGGTCTCTATGTCGTCACGGGCAACACCACTGGAACCATCGGCGGCATTGATCGCGCGCTCAACACGTTCTGGCGCAATCAAATCGTGTCCGTCTCGGTTTCGGCCGTGACGCCGAACCTTGCGACCAACAACCCATCTGCCTTCCTCGTGGCCATGAACTCGCTCGCGATTGCTTGCACTCGCGGCACCGATCGGCCGGATTTGTGGATCGGCGATGGGCTTTCCTATGCGCTCTATCTCAACAGCTTGCAGCCGATTCAGCGCATCACGAATCCGGAGCTTGGTGGGTACGGCTTCACCAATCTGAAGTACTACGGTGTCGGCGGTGATAGTGATGTGGTGCTTGATAACGGCTATGCGCCGGCCAAGACCATGTTCGCGCTCAACACCGACTACATCTATCTGCGCCCGCACGAGGATCGGAACTTCGTGCCCATCGGCGGAGACCGCGTTCCTGTCAACCAGGACGCGACGCTCCGCTACATTGGCGTCATGTTGAATCTTTGCCTCGCGAACGCCGCGTTGCAAGGGCTCATGAAAGAAACGTAAGGGGAGAGCCAATGACAGGGTATGCAATTCTCCCCGACCCGACTCGCGTCTACACCAAAGCAGAAGTGTTGCAGGGAAAAGGTGTGGGGCAGGGTCAGGTTGTCACCGACAACGCCGGCAAGGTCTATCGCTTCTGTAAGGTGCCGGCTGGCCAAAACCTCTTCCGAGGCCAGTTGGTCCAGATCGTTGCGCAAGCAAACCTTACGGGCGATTACGTTGTTGTTGGTCCGTCAGCGCCGGCCGGGGTTCCCACATCGGGGGCACTGGGCGTCTACGTTGCGACCGCGACCGCGTCAACCTCTGCCTTCGTCTTCGTGCAAGTCTACGGCAATGCCGTGGTGATCGCGTCGGCGAGCGGCAACTACACGCCGGGCCTGCCTCTGAAGCCAGGGGCAACGCCGGGCAACGTCGAGCAGGGTGCCACAACGGCAAGCGCCTACATCAGCGGCATGACGGTTCAAAGTACCGTTACGGTCTCTGCGGTGGTCTCTCTGATCAACGTGTTCCTCAACTATCCGCGAATCATCAGCGGATAGTTCGCGCGCGAGGGGCCGGGCGTTTCCCGATGACCGGCCCCTCGTTGCGTCCCCTCCCTTGGTTGCGCTATAGTCTGCACCGTCAACCATCGGGAGAATCACCATGATCGAGATTTTTCTAGCCGCAATGGCCGGGCTCCTTTCTGGGCTCACCGTGGGCGGGTTTGTGCATCGGGCGCGCTACCGCGCGTGGAATGCCGAGCGTGCGCTACTCAAGGCGCAAATCGAAGATGACGAAGGCATATCCGATATCGATTTCAACGAGATTGTGGAAACGGCGCTGCGGAATCGTGCTATGGGCGTCGAGCCGATCGGGCTCGCGGCGCTTGTGGTGAGAATGCGCGAGGCGGGCGAATTGCCGGCCGGCATAGATCGGGCTCCTAGCGAGTTTTGGAATAGCGGGTTCAATGACGGTCTCATGCCCGTAACCTACGGGGATTTGGTGCCGCCACTTGATTGGGAGCCGGATGATAAATGTAATTGTCAGTTTTGCGACGGTGAACGGCGACGGAGACGCCTTACCGTCATTCCGGGGGGCAAATAATGTTTCGGGTTTTCATCGGGTACGAGCCGCGGCAAGCCGAAGCCTACATGGTCTGCAAAGAGAGCGTGCGCCGGCACGCCGGCACGCGCGCGGTCGTTCAAGGTGTGCTGCTTAGCGATCTCATCCGGCGCGGTTGGTATCTGCGGCCCACGAACCGCAGATTCGGGGCGCTGATTGACGAGCTGTCAATCCGCGAGGGTTACAACGGGGAGCTGTCAACTGAGCATGCGAACGCGCGTTTTTTTGTTCCGTATCTTGCGCGCTCGCGGCAGGGCTGGGCGATCTTTATGGATAACGATACGATGGTTCGTTCTGATATGGACGAGCTTTTTCAGTTGTTGGCGAAGTCGCGCGACAAGGCGTTGATGTGCGTGCATCACGACCATAGGCCGCTCTACGGCGCGAGCGCTAAGCAGCCATATTTGACCAAGATGGACAATCAAGTTCAAACGTCATACGAGCGCAAAAACTGGTCTTCGGTGATGGCGTTCAATTTGGAGCACCCTGCCAACGATCGACTCACACCGGAAATGCTGAACACGGTTCCGGGCCGCGAGCTACACCGGTTTTGCTGGCTTCACGACGACGAGATAGGGGAGCTATCGGTCGAGTGGAATTGGCTAGTTCGGGTCAATAATCAAGCGTTCTACCCGGATCGCGAAATTAAACCGAAAATCGTGCATTGGACGCTCGGCGGCCCATGGCTGCCGGCATTCTCCGCTGACCCGTTCTCTGAGGAGTGGTTTGATCTTCGCGACCAATGCGTATTGGGCGAGCGCAAGCCGCAGACGCGGGACGAGCTAGTGCAACGGTTGCGCGAAAAGATGATCGAGCCACCGCCCGAAATGGCGCGGCCGGCATGGTTGGGAGCTTGACGGCATGTCAACAATGATGGATGGCGCGGCATTGTTGAAGATGCCGAAGGCTGACCCCTTGGAGGGGATAGCGAAGTCTGTCCCGATGGCCGATCTCATCACACCGGGCTATGCCGAACAAAACCGGCTGTTGCATGAGATGGAACCGAGCTATGGCACCTCCGGGCAAAAATGGGGGCGCTACGTCGAGCGGCTGATTGAGGGCGAGCGCTTCAAGACGATCCTCGATTATGGATGCGGGAAGGGAACGCTTGCCGCGGTGCTGCCGGGTTACAAGATCGCAGAGTATGACCCGTGCATCGCCGGCAAGGATGATCGCCCGCAGCCGGCCGAACTCGTTGTGTGTACCGATGTCTTGGAGCATATCGAGCCATCGCTGATTGACAACGTTTTGGCGGACTTGCGGGCGCTCACGCAAAAGAAACTGTTTTTCAACATCGCGACGCGCCCGGCAAAGAAGAGCTTACCGGACGGTCGCAACGCGCACATTCTGTTGCAGCCGCCGATTTGGTGGTTTGAGAAACTGAAAGAGCACTTCACGTTGACGCTCTGGGAAGAGCGCGACGGGCTTGTCTATGGAGAAGGGTTACCGGGTGGTGGACTCGTCGAGCTGGCGCGTAGTGGGGGCTATGTGCGGCGGACGCGTAAAGAGCGCCGCAGAGTTGACGCGGAATTGCAGCCACTGGCGAACATGGTGCGCAAGGCAACGGCGAAATACGGCGATGCCCTGTCGCGCATCAACACAGTCGAGCAATGGGAACCATGGGACAATACGACGGCTGATATGTTGGTCGCCGGCAAGGTGCTGGAATATCTGAGCGCTGCAGTTGCGCCGGGCGGCTCCGAGCTTGAGCGTGGAATGACGGCGCTGACTAATCAGTGCCGTTGTGCGGTGTGCGCGATCGTGCAACTCGATCATTTGCGCGGCCCCGATTGGTGGCGGAAGTTTTTCGAGCGCTATCTGGTCATCAGCGAATGGACGATTGTGCACGGGCTTTTGTATTGCATCGGCGGGCCAAGCTCGCGTGTGCAGGGCGTCAAAACTGTGATGGGCGTCAAAGACGATGCTCTTTGGGAAAACGTTCGCGCCAACATTTCGCGCACGTCAAGGCGCATCGTGGCGCGGCCCGCGCACAAGCGTATTGCGATCCTTGTTTGCTATGGCCCATCGCTCAAGTCGGAAGGTGCTATCGAAGCGATCAAGAACGAAAGGGCGGGCAGCGAAACGGATATTATCAGCGTTTCTGGTTCGCATGATTTTCTGATCGGGTGCGGTGTCACGCCAGACATCCACATTGAGTGCGATCCGCGGCCACACAAGGCGGATAACATCGCGCGCGGTCGTGCCGGTGTCGACTATCAGATAGCGTCGTGCGTGCACGAAAAAGTCTTTGAGAAACTCGCCGGCTGTGACGTTTCGCTCTGGCACGTTTCAATGCAGGACTTCATGGTGCCGCTTGTCGATCAGTACCATGAGAAACCGGACACGGTCATTTCCGGCGGTGGCAGTGTCGGGTTGCGCTCGATACCGTTGCTCTATGCGCAAGGCTATCGGGACTTTTCCGTGCATGCCATGGATTGCTCATTTGCGGCGGAGGGTGTCGAGCAATGGGCCGGCAAGCACGCCGGCAAAGTGCAAGAGGTGACGACGTGCAAAGTCGGGATCGGCGACAATGCGCGCGTATTCTATACCTCGCCGGTCCTGATGACCTACGCAACCAACTTCATGGACATGATGCGGAAAACCGGGGATTGCACTTTCCGTGTTTATGGTGACGGCCTGTTGGCCGCGATGATCCGATTCCATTACGGGTCAGCGAGTGAGTGAGTGCGATCCTGAAAAGTAGGAGAGTTTATGAACCAAGCACAGCAGGCGGGCACCCCGCAGCGTCCGCAGACGAAAGGCGAGTTTCTCGTCCGTCTGAGCTTCAATCCGAGCAGCAACCAGCGGGTTGACGATATCAAGCGCCGCGTTGCCGATCTTCTCGACGATATCGAGAGGTGGAAGCCAGAGCACGGCGACCCGCGCGCCGGCTCCGAGGCGCAAACGTTGCTCGAAACGGCAGCCATGTTTGCGGTCAAAATGGTGACCACGCCAGCGGGCGCGGCGCCGGCACAGCCGCCCGGTGGTGCGAGTGCCGGTGGTTTCGGCGGTGCCGGCGGTGCCAGCGGTGCCGGCGGTGCCAGCGGTGCCGGCGGTGCCACTGGTGGTGGCGTGGGGTCGCAGCAGGGTCGCGCCCATGGCTGAACCGGTCGAGATTTGCGGCACTAAGCTCCGCATCTTGGGGAGGGGGAAAAACGCTATCCTGCAGCAAGAATGGAACATTGTTGAAGGTGGCAATTCGCGCTATGAATGGCGCGATGTTCCGACTGTCCGCGAGGATGTGGGCGCGAATCCAGAGAGGGCGACCGAGGGGGAGGAATCTTCGGGGGCGCTCTAATCCGGAGGATCGGAGCCGCTCGTGCCCCCTAGGTCTCTAGGAAGGGTTCGGCGGCTCCCGATCTTTCAAAAACGAAAGAGAGAATCATGGCCGGTATGTTAGACGACGAATTCCCGATGATGCTTGAGCGCGAAGCCGGCATGCGTCCGGAGGTTCCTGAGGTGGCCGTTGCATTCGGGTTTTATCCGATGATCAACGCAAAGAAGACCGAGGAAGCCGGGACGGATGTCTACGACGATGTCGAGCACATCAAGGTTGCCATTCCGGGTGATCGCAACAACATTCTGTTGCAACCCTCGAGTCCGACTTACCGCAAGCGGTTCCCGAACGCTTATCAGTCATTCAAGGATCGCACCGTTACGGGCGGGGAGGGATCTGGCAAGCCATTGACGCATTGGCCGATGGTTACGCGCGCCATGGCTATGACGCTGATGGCGGCGCATGTGCGTACGGTCGAGATGCTCGCCGGTCTGTCCGATGATCACTTGCAGAAGTTTCCCGGCAACATTCAAGAGCTGCGGGACAAGGCGCGGGCGTACCTTGATGAGGCCAAGACCGGCGCGGCGCTTAGCAAGGCGGTGATAGAGAGACAACAGCAGGACGCAACGATTGCGGCACTGCAGGCGCAAATCAATCAGTTGCAACAGCGCGAGCTGGCGCGGCAGCAGCAAGAGGCGGAAGCGCAGTCGGGCGCAAAGGGTGTCAACGCGCGCAATGCCGACAAGGGCAAGGCTGCGTAGCGAGGCGATGCCATGGCCGACCCGTTCATCCGGATCAGTCCGACTCCTGGTGACGCGAACGCGCTAGGCGGCGCGCTCGGCGGTCTGACCGGGAGTCCAGGGCTTCGAGAGGTCATGGCAAAGCTTCTCAACGAGCGCTATCAATCGGCGCTCGCGGAGGGCGACAAATTCCGGCAGAATTTTAAAGAAAATCCTGTCGGCACGTTCGCGAAAGATGCGATGTTCGGATTGAACATGATCGGCCCGCGCGTCGGGCCGGTTTCGCGTCCGAATATCGTCACGGCGGGCGGCGGCGCGAAGCCACCGCCGGGTGAATTCTTTCAGCCGCGCTCGCCCTCAATGCCTCCGGAGGGAGCGTACACACCGCAAGGTCACATGGCGCAGTCGGTGCGCAATCGGCCCGATCCGGTCGAGGGAATGAAGGCCTACGCGCAAGAAATGCCGTTTCTCGATCCGAAGCGCGTCTCGTCGACTTATCAAAACATCTATCCGGAGCCGGGTGAGGCCGCATCCGTGCTAGAGGGTCAAACGCCGGTTACTATTATGTCACCGGCGCCGGAAGCGGCGGCGATCCTGCGGCGCCGGCAGGCGCTTATTGAATCGATGACCAATCCCGACAACATGGGGCCGTGGGGGATGCGAAGTGCCGCCGGTCAGTGAATCACAGAGGCGCGCGATGTATGCCGCCAAAGAGGGGCGCTCGACGATCGGCATTCCGCAGAGCGTGGGGGCTGAGTTTGCGCAAGCCGATGAGGGCGGCAAGCTACCGGCACGGGTGCCGAACACTTACGAGAAACTCAAGCGCGCGATGATGTCGAGCGCTTCGCCGGCTAGGAGGTATTGACCATGGGCGGGCTCATTATTGTTGCCATGGCTTTCGCTTCGGCGCTGTTCACCGTCCTGCTGATCGGCCTTTACATCGGCTATTCATCGGTCAATCAATGTTTGGCAACGTTCGATGCGTTGTTGTTGTGTGCGTACTTTGCCGCTGAATTCGCCCACGGCGGCGGCAATCCCATGAACCGGTCGGGTATGTGAAAGGGAGCATGACGATGGACGCAAAGCCGGCAGAGGAAGACCAGGAGAAAAAAGTCGAAGCCGAAGAGGCTACCAAGCGCGCGGCGGCGCTCGACGAGCTAGAGAAGGCAGTCGACTCGGGCGAGTACAGAGAGCCAATCGATATGCTCAAGTGGCTCAAGAGCCAAGAGACGATGCCGCCGAGCTTGAAACTTGCTATCGAAAAACAGCTCCGCTGGTATAAAATGAACGATGAGGCGGACGAGGACTACGCTAGCCAGAATGAGGCGCACGACATAGAGGAGGGCGAGGGGGGCGAGGAAGTGCGGCGCGGACGCGCGCCGATGGGGGATGAGGCGCCCGGAAATTCTGACGATGCTACGCGGTTCAGGCAGGAGAGAGGAACGTAAGTGGCTCCGAACGTTCGTAGTTGCATACAGATAATTCAGCGAGTGGCGCCCCGTGTGGGGCTCCGCTCGCCTACCGCCGCGCTGTTGTCGCAAGACCTGAACATTCAAAAACTCGTGTCATGCCTTCAGGAGTCTGGCGACGACGCGATGGAGCGTCACGAGTGGCCGATCCTCACGACCGAGACAACGCAGCTAACGCTCGCGGCCGAAGCGCAAACCGCGTTCCCGGATGATTTCGATCGCCTGTCCGAGAAGGCATCGATTTGGAATCGATCCGTCAACATGCGCTATGACGGGCCATGCGAGCCGTCGCAGTGGGATGAGATGCACGCCGCGACGGTGGGCACTGCTGGCTCAATCGGTTTCTGGCGCATCATTGGGGACGTGCTGCACTTCTTTCCGGCCGCGACCGCGGGGCAGACGATCGCCTACACCTACATTGCAAACACGTGGGCGAAGAAAGCGGACGGCACGCCGCAACGCGAATTCTTGCTCGATAGTGATCTACCGAGGTTGCCAGACAGTCTATTCATCTATGGCGCTCGCTACCGGTTCAAGATGATGAATGGACTGGACTACGCCGAAGACATGGCGACGTATGAGCGTTATTTTGAAACCAAATCATCTCACAGTCGCGGATTGCGTATTCTCCGAAAGTCAAATTCCGGATCGGGCGTGCCTGCTACGAAAACTTGGCCGGGCGTCATTATCGGATAGCGGGGCTTCATGGCTGTGAAGCCCGCCGGTTCTAGTAATAATGAACTCTTTAAGTGGGCGAAGAGAACTGCGGCCTTGGTCGGCGCTCCGCCCGCCGCGGGCTCGGTCACGAACGCGATGCTTGCGGACATGGCAAGCCCGCGCGTCAAGGCGCGCGGTACTGCTGGCACGGGGCCGCCGGAAGACATCGCCATCGGCAATGGGATAACGCTCGATGCGACATCGTTGCGCACCGCGCAGCAGATGAGCATTACGGTTGACGGTTCCGGATTGAAGCTTTCGGGTGACGCTACCAGTCCCGGCAACAGCCAATACTATGGGACCAATAGCGGCGGTACGAAAGGTTTTTTCGCCTTGCCGGCCGGCGGCGGCTTGACGTTGATTACGTCGGTTGCTGCTGGCGCGGGAACGACAGTCACGGTCACCGGACTCGGTGGCTACAAGATGTTTTTTGTGGTGATGCGCGGTGTCAGCCACAATAGCGGAGTGGCGCAGGCATTTCGCGTCGAGTTGAGCGGCAACGCCGGCAGTACGTGGGGCACTCCACTGTCGCCTAATGGCGGCACTGGTTTTGCGGCCGCAGTCTTGGTCAGCGGTTGGTTTATGATTTCGAGAATTGACCAGACCAACAATCAATTGGCTGCTGTGAGCACGATGGCCGGTCTCACGTCCGAGGATACGAGCAGCCGCGGGCCGATCGATGCGCTTAGGTTCTCGTTTGCGGCTGGCAACTTTGACGCCGGCAACTTTGACATCTATGGATTGAAGTAGGGAGGACTCGGCGATGGGTGATGATCCGATTTTTGAGCGCGACGCGGACGGGCTCTTGCATCAGGTGCCGGCCGATACTGTGCCGGGGCGGCGCTTTCATCTTGTATATAGAGCCATTGGCGTGTTGTTCTCCGCTGAAGAGGAGGCGGCGCGCGACGCTGAGGAGGCGCAAGCTGCGGCGGCTGCGGTAGCCGAACAGGAAGCGGCAGAGCGGGCGGCGGCGGCGGAAGCGTCGCTAACAATTCAGGAGAGGCTCGCGCGCCTTGGTGTTGGTTTCGATGAATTGCGGGACGCGATCTTAGGAGAGAAAAAGTGAGGAAGGCGCTTCGGCCGAATCCGCAGAAAATCCAGCTCGCGCGCGGCGTTTCAATTCCTGCGCCGGTTGCCGGCTGGGATGCGATCAGCTCGCAAGCCGCAATGCCGGAAGATCACGCGATCACGCTCAAAAACATGTTTCCGCAGCCGGGCTATGTGGAGATTCGCGGTGGGGCGAAGCGCCATCGGCTGACCAATGCGGCGAACAAGGTTGACACGCTCTTGCCCTATCAGGGCATGACGACAAATACGCTGTTCGCGGCGGCGGGTTCGGTGATCTACGAAGCGACGACGGCGGCAACGGCGACCGCTTCGACCGCGGTCTCTGGTCTGTCGAATGCTCGTTGGCAATTTGTCAACTTTTCAGGAACGGGAGGTCACTTCCTATGGATCGCGAACGGCGCGGACGTGCCGCGCTCATTCGATGGCGGCACATGGGCGACGCTTTCGATAACCGGGCCGACCGCGTCGAGCATCATTCAGCCTGCGGTCTATAAGCGCCGCATCTGGCTTTGTGTCGATGGGCAGATATCGCCTTACTATCTGGCGACTGATGCAATCCAGGGTGCCGCAACTGTGTTTCCGTTGACGGGCGTGTTTGAGAAGGGCGGGCAGTTACAGGCAATCGGGACTTGGAATTTCGGCAGTGACGGGCCGGACAACTTCATTGCGTTTATCAGCTCGCGCGGCGAATGTGCGGTCTATAGCGGGGACGATCCAACGGCCACGGATGGGTCGTTTGCATTGCGCGGTGTCTACCCGCTTGGCGAGCCGATCGGCAGGCGGTGCCTAACCAAGGTGCAAGGCGATCTTGCATTTATCTCAATCGATGGCGTTGTGCCGCTCTCGCGCGCGGTGTTCACGGAGCGAGCCGCGGCGCAAAACATCGCGCTCACAAAAAACATTCAACCGATCATGAATACGTCCGCGCGCGCCGGCCGAACAAATTTCGGGTGGCAATTGATCAGTTACCCGCGCGGGACGCGCGCGATCCTCAACTACCCGGTGGCGGAAGGGTCGGGTCAGATCCAGTATGTCATGAATACCGTGACGGGGGCATGGTGCGAATTCGATGGCAATCCGGCTAATTGCTGGGCGCTGTTCAATGACCGGCTCTTCTTTGGCGGGAACAATGGTTATGTTTATGAGGCGGATTGCCAGGGCTTCGACGATGACGGCCCGATTAATTTCGATCTAGAGTGCGCGTTCAATTTCTGCGGCGCGCGCGGGCAGCTCAAGCAATGGCTGCAAGCGCAGCCCATCATTGCGACGGACGGGCAGGTAGCGCCAAGCATCGGTCTTTCAGTCGACTTTGACCGCAACGATGATTTGTCGGTGCCCACACCGATCGCGTCCACACAAGCGCTCTGGGATGTTGCGGTCTGGGATGTTGACGTATGGGGAACAACGCGCGGCATGGTGTCCGATTGGATCGGAGTTGCCGGGCTGGGATATTGCGCGAGCCTGCGTATGAAAGGCGCCGTCACTGTCGGCAGCGGTAGTGCGGCGCGTACGCTGTTGCTGCAGCTCTTCGGCTTCAATCTTCAAATGGTGGATGGAGGTTTGATGTGAGCGTTATCCTTGCCGCGACTAAAAAAGCGATTGTTCGCGAGGCGACGAAACACGACGGGCGATATTTGGTTACGCGTGCGGAGTTTCGCAGGAAGGCCGATGTTGTCTATATGGCGTGCAGCGAGCTAGTGGAGGGTGGTCAAGCTCGCTGGATTGACGCGGCCAGCAATTACTATCCGGGCATTCTGTTGACAGGGAAGCCATTGGAGGCGGCGTGATTGTGCGTTGGCTGGGACAGGATGAGAAGGCGGCGAAGTACATCGGCTCAATGCTGGGCATCGTGTATTTCCCGCCTTATCAGATTTTCGGTTGCCTCGATCGCAACGCGGCGACGGGCGTTTATGATTTGCGTGGTGGTTACGTGCTTACGGGCAAGTCAGCGTCAAACATCGACGTGAGTCTCTATGGGCGCGGTTGCCTGACGCGAGAGGCGATGAGCGCGGTTGCGTCCCACGTCTTCGTCGCGCTTGGCTGCCAGAGAGCGACGGCGCGATGTCGGCGGGTCAACAAGGAAATGCGCAAATATCTGGAACGCCTGGGCTGGACCTATGAGGGCTGCCAGCGGCGCTACTGGGGGCCTACAAAGTTTGACGATGCCATGATATACGGGTTGTTGCCGGGCGATTGCCGGTTTGTGAAAGAGGCGAAGTGATGGACGCTCCCGACGCTCCGGACCCGAAGGCCACGGCTGCCGCGCAAACGCAAATGAACAAAGAAACTGCGATTACGCAGTACGGGCTTGGCGCGACCAATGTTACCGGCCCGATGGGGAAGACGACTTACAAACAAATCGGTACTTGGCCGGACGGCACGCCGCACTTTGAGCAAGAGACGACGCGCTCACCCGAAGAGCAAAAACTGGCTGACCTGCAATACGCCGCCTATGGGAAGATGGGCGAGGCTGGCAATACGTTGCTCGACAAGATCAAGGGTTCGATCTCCACGCCATTCACCATGGATGCGGCGCGCGGCAAAGTCATCAGCGACATGCAAGCGCAATTCCTCGATCCGGAATGGAATACGAAGGCGGAGCAACTCGAATCGCAACTGCAAAATAAAGGCATCATGCCGGGCAGCGAGGCTTACAATCGAGCGAAACAGCAATTCTCGGACTCGAGGGCGCGCGCTTACGATTCGATGTATCTCGACGCCTACACAAAGGGCAATGACGCGGCGCTGAAAGAGCGCGGATTGCCGCTTGAGGAGTTGAATGCTTTGATTCGGGGGCCGACTGGTGCGCCGACTGCGCCGGCAGCGCCGACACCGGGCGTTGCGCCGGTCGATTACGCCGGGCTCGTTGAGTCGAACTACAAAAACGAGATGGCCGGCTATCAGGCACAGCTCGGCGCGATCGGCACCGCGGCGGGCGCCGGCTTCGGTGGATGGGCGAGCGGCGGCTTTAAAATGCCGAGCGATCGGCGCTTGAAGACCGATATTGAATTGATCGGTTTCGACCCGCGCGGCTGGGGTATCTATCTCTTCCGCTATCTGTGGGACCATCGGCAGGGCGAGCGGCGGACCGGCTACATGGCCGACGAAGTTGCGATCGTGCGGCCGGATGTGGTGGACGTGATGGCAGGCGGTTTCCTGTGCATCGATTACGGGGCGCTAGACCATGCCTAGTCCTACTTCGGGCGCTTACTACGACTTTCGATCCGACACGCCAGAGTCGACGCGGGCGCGGCGAAAGTTGCTGGATACGATGCTAGAGCAGGCGGCGACCTATAAGCCGCTCGGGCATTGGTCCGCCGCGCTCGCACAGGGCTTTCAAGGCCTCATGGGCGGGATGGGCATCAACGATCTTCGGCAGGAGGAAAGGGCCGATCGCACTGCGGCGGCGGAACCAATCAAGGCGCTCGGTACGCCGGGGCTCGACGATACGAGTCCTATTGTGCCGCCGGTCGCGCCTCCAGCCATGGTGCCGCCAGAGTTGACGCCGCCCGCCCCACGGGCGCCGATCCAGCCTGCCCCGCGCGTGCAAGCGCCCGACACGGCACCGGCTATGGCAGCCAGTGCGCCTAATCCGGCCCCGGTGGGGTATGACTTCCGCGGGCCGCCCGTGAACGGCGACCGCGCACATGGCCGCTATGGGGTCATGGGGGCACAGGTTCCGAGCTACACCAAAGAGGTACTTGGGGCCGAAATGACGCCGGACGCCTTCCTTGCAAATCCGCAGGCGCAGGACGCGGTTGCGAAAGCGATGGGGATGGAACCGGTTCCGCAGGCGCTCGCGCCCGGTGGAAGCTCGCCCATTCGTCAAAACGCGCCGGCCGGCGCTCCTGTGTCGGGGATGCCGATTCCCGCAGCCGGTGAGGCTCCCGCGGGGCCGGTCGCCCCTCCCGCGCCCATGGCTCCTACGGGGCCGCTCGCCCCTCCGGTTCCCGCGCCTCCAGGGGCGCGGCCGATTGCCGCCGCAGTCGGTGCCGAAGGGGCGAGCCGGGCGCCAGCTCCGCCATCGCTTGCACCCTATCTTTCCAAGGCAATCAACGAAAACGCCTATTCAAAATTGCAATGGGCCATTGCCAACTCGAATACGGCACCGCCGCATGCGGTCGCCGAAGCTTGGAGCGGGCTCAAAGCCAGGGCGGAGGAACTTCGCAAGTCTGATACGCCCATGACCCGCGAAGAGGTGACCACGCACGCCAAGGCGCAGGCGGAAGCGCAAACGGCGATTGGTGAGGCGGAGCTAAAGCGGCGCGAGATACTGAAGAGCCGCACCGGTCCGGAGACGGCGCAAGCGGTCAGTGGGATTCTTCAGGAGGCGCGGCAGTTGCCGGTCGATTTCGGCAAAGGAGCCTTCGAGCGCGGAACCGGTCCCTACGTCGGCAGTGCTGAACACATTTACGAGAATCCGCTTGGGATGATCAGCGGGCAAATTGGTCGCGGCCTTGGTGAAATAAAAAGCGCGATTGAGGGCGGCGCGCGTCCGGCAGAGGTGCAAGATCGAGTCCGCACCGTGCAATCGAATCTCGTCGCGATCCTGGGACCGTCGGTGCGCGCACCAGGGGCGCAATCAAACTATGAACTGCAACAGATCGAGGCGCAGGCTGGCGCGCTCGCGCGATCGACTGGCACGGAGGATTACAATCGACGGCTTGACGCGCTGGAAAAGAATGTCGGCACATTCCTCACACGCTTCGCCGATCCGGTTAAGCTCATGCATACGGTTGCCGGGCCACGGTCGCCGAACGCTCCCGATACGGTGGAGAGCGGTCAGAGCGGCTTGGCATCGCCGGCCGCCGTCGCCGGCTACACTGCGGCGCTCAAAAATATGCTGTCTCGGTCTGCGCCAGCGCAACCGACAATGCGCGGCATGGATGCGATGTTGCCAATTCAGGAACAAGGCAAGCGCGACAAACTCAAGCGCGCGATGATGGGGCAGTGATGTTGCGAGCCGGGCAAGATTGGTTCAGTGGGGTTGATGGGCGCATATATGCGCTCATGACCGCGCGCGATCTTTTCTCGCTGTCGCTTGACGATCGCATGCGGCGTTGCCTTATCGTAAAAAAATGGTGGGGGGCTGCGCCGCTCAATCGGGATATCCGTTGGTGCGTGATGACGCGCGAGTTTTGGGCGACCGTGCGTCATGAGGCGCGCAAGCGGCGCTGGCGATGGATACACGGAAGGCTGTTTTTTAAACTCAATGGGGTAATGCGATGGCAGAGTTGACAAACGCGGAGCGCAACAAAGCGCTGATTGAAGTGTTCGCTTCGCAATTCAATCCGGAGAGCGTCAAGGGCTTTGCCGGCTCGCCGAACGTGCACCCGACTGATGGCATTGCTGACAAGCGCGTGCCGGATGCCTACACCATGTCGATATTCGATCAGAGCTCCGGCATTGGCGTGACTGCGATCGTGTTTGGCCGGCAATTCTTCAAGGCCTATGTTGAGATTGTCGTCAGTCCAAACGATGGCATCGAATGCATGTCGAGCGCTGAAAGCTTCCGGCCGCTCATGGCCGGGATGCATCTCGCGTTCGCACTCGCGCGCTTCGGCGAGAGCTTGCGGGGCGAGGCTCCGCCGGTCGACAAAGAGGCAAAGTAAATGGACCCGACCGACCCTAATGCAATGTCGCCGGTCACGGCGCAATCGATGTCGTCAATGGCGCCCTACATGGTGCCGAACACGTTTGCAAAGCTACGGGCTGCGATGATGCAACAGCCGGCTATGCAGGCGCCGCAAACCGCGCCGCCTCCCGAATTGGGCTATGGTGGCGGCATGGGGTACGGAGGCTAAGCGATGGTCGATCGCGCGCTCTTGGAAGCAATGCTATCCGGTCAACAGGACATGCCGCCCGATGCGATGGGCGGCATTGGCATGGTGCCCGATGATCCTTTCGCACGCGCGGCGCTCCGCCAAAGCCGCTACGTCGGCGGGCGATACCAGGAGCCGCCACCACAAGCGCCAACGCCATCGCCTATGGCCGTGGCAACAAGCGCGGTCGACCCGTTCGGGTTGCCGTCCTATGTGACCGGGCTCGTATCGCCAGAGGCAAAGGAAAAGTGGCGCGGCAGTTACGAGGGCGACACCGGGCAATACATTGGCGGGCTTGCGCCGGTCCCGTTCGTTGGCGGGGCCGCTAGTACGGTTGCGAAGCCGATCGTGAACTTTGCGAAGAGCTTCCCGAAAACGGTGGGCGCAACGCTTGGTCTGACATCGGCGACTGAGGCGGCGGAGGGCTCGAAACAAATCTTTGAGCGCGCGGGCGAGTACACGCCGCAGATCGAGGATTTGAAAACCAAAATTGCCGCGCAAGAGGCGGACCTTAAAGCGCTTGGAGCGCAAAAAACTCCGGAGCCAGGGCAATTCAAAAGCGCGCGTGCACAGAAGGCGGCGGAAGGACGAGCCGCCGCATCGTCGGATCGGCTCACGCGCCAAATGGAATCTGTCACATCACAGCTTGAGAAAAATCGCGCGCGACTTGGCGAGGTGCAAGACATCCAAGACAAGATCAGCGCCGAAGGGCGGAGCAAAGAGGCAGCCGAGCGACCGCTTGTTGAGCGCGCACCTTGGACCGGTAGCCTGCCCGTTGTCGGCGGGGTGATCGCCGCAACTGCGGCCTACAATCCGCGCCTTCGTGCCGTGATGGCGCAACGCGCGCTAAGTAAAGACCTTGGCGATATCGCGCCGATGGCGGAAGTCGCAGCCGGGCGAACCATGATGACGCCAAAGGGCGCCCCACAAAAGCAGTCGTTCAATCCAACGGGTGGTGACATCACGGCAATCGAGCAGGCGCGCGAGATGGCGCGCGTAGCGCCGGGTATGCGCAGTGCGGGCGAGGGCGATCTACTGAAGGGGCTCGCCGCGGCGCCGGCCGGCGTGGTGGCTGCCGCAGAGGGCGCAATGTTGCCCTATCAAATCGATTGGGCGAATGCGGGCAAAGACACTCCCGCCGGTCGCGCCGCACGTGAGCGCTTTTTTACGGGCGAGGGATGGGGAAAGACTGCCGTCGCCTCGTTGGTCGGCGGCACGGGCTCAATGGTGGGCGCGAAAATTCCGACCCATCGCGCGCCGGCCGCGACGCTTGAAGGCGATCTCGCGCGAGCGACAGGAGCCGTCAACGCGTTCGATATCCGGCAGGCCGCTGCTGCCGCGCCCACGAAGGCAGTTGCGGCGCCGGGGCCACGGGGTGTGACGACTAATTCGATGCCAGTGGCGCCGGCCGCGTTCTCTCCGCAGGCTGCCAGGGCTCGCCAAGACATCGAGAAAATGTCAGAGAAGGACTTACGCATTGCGCTGCGCCGCGCGATGATGGGGCGTTAGTCGAATGGATCGAACATTGTTCGGGCTGTCTGATCCTGGTGCCAGCCAAGCTGCGGGGCAGCTCGCCGGCTGGCCAGACTCCCGGTCAATGGGCGGCGGCTTCGGCGGGATATTGAACAATCTTGGTCCGAAGTGGGGGCAACTCTCGTCGACCTTCTCCGACCTATCGGCGGGGGGCGATCCATGGCAGGCCATGGGTCGGATAGCGGCAAGAGGTGGCGTGCCGAGCGGCGCCGAAGCGTTTCAGGATATGCTTGGCTACGCGGCAAGGCAGGGCGCGCCTAGTACGGCAGCGCCGGCCGCGCCGGCCGCGATGGGTGCGCCGGGTACGGCAGCGCCGGCCGCACCAGCCGCGCCTAGTGTCGACACGGGCGCGGTAGCCGATCCTTCGGCCGTGGCGCCATCGCCGGCCGGGGCTGCGGGGCAGGGGGACTTGCGGCGGACGATGATGGCAGGGCAGCCACAGCGCTTTGCATTCGGCGGATGGGGGCGCGCTTAAGATGGCTCGCGACGGTTCCGGAAACTATTCGATTCCCAATACGTTCGTACCGAGCACCACGATTGCTAGTACGGCGGTGAATGCGAATTTCTCTGATATCGCCACGGCGCTGACAGGCAGCCTCGCGCGCAACTCCGAAGGGCCGATGACTGCGGCTCTCGTGTTGCATCAAAACGGTTTCAATTACGAGGTTGACCCGGATACGGGCATCAAGCGCACCGCCGCAAACGAGCAGGCGATTTTCTGCGGTGGCGCCAACGTTGTTGTTGTCGGAACGGCAACAGTCTCCATTGCAATTGCCGTCAACATCGTTGGTGCGCTTGCGGTAGGCGGCGCCATGACGCTAGGCGGTACGCAAACAATCACGGGGTCGAGCGTCGGGTTTGTCGGGCAAGAAATTATCTCGACGGAGGCGGCTGCAGCGGTCGGACCAATTCATTCGCTCTATCGCAATTCCGCATCGCCAGCGAATGCTGACTTTATTGGCGCGTATGACTTTTATGGCAATGACTCTGGCGCGAACAAAACACTTTTCGGCAGGCTCACTTTCCAGATCACTGACGTAACGAACGGCAGTGAAGACGCGGACTTTTTCATTCAAGCTATGATCGGCGGCACGGTGACAACCGTGCTGCGGTCGAGCGCTTCACAGATTCAAATTCCGGGCTCGCTCGCGGTCACCGGGGTTATCTCCGCATCAAACATCGTGCGCCCTACGGTTCAGAGATTCACGGCCGGGGCGGCAAACTACACGCCTTCGGCGGGGGTCTCTCATATCCGGGTGAGAATGTGTGCCGGTGGTGGTGGCGGCGGCGGCGGAACGGCCAACAATGGCACGAACGGCAACACGACATCATTTGGGGCGTGGACGTGCCTTGGTGGGACCGGCGGAACCGGCAACAGCGGATCGGGCGGCGGTGCCGGTGGCACGGGTGGCGCGGATGGGACTGGGACGCTTATCAATCGCGTCCCCGGTGGGAAGGGTTGCGGTTCCGCGAGTGGCAACAGCGGTATGTCAAACGCTGGCGGGCATGGTGGCGTTAATCCGTTTGGCGGCGCCGGGGTGGGGGGCGCGCTTGCCGCTGGCAGCAATGGAACGGCGAATACGGGCGCGGGCGGTGCGGGTGGTGGCGGTGCCAACGTTGGCCCCGGTTCGGGCGGGGGTGCGGGTGAATACGTCGAGTTTTTTGTCAACAGCCCTGGTGTGATTGCCTACTCGGTCGGCGCTGCCGCGAACGGTGGTGCGGCAGGAACGTTTGCGGGCGGCAATGGTGCCGCCGGGGTGATCTTCGTCGAGGAGTTTTACATATGAGCGGCGACAATTGGATGCGGGACATGCACCCGAACTTGCCTTGCGACGGATGGCTTGAGCGCTCGGACACGCCGCGATTGTTGGACGGATGGCTTGAGCGCTCGGATGTGCGGCGTTTACTGGGGATCGTAATCCTTGGCCTGCTCATCGGCCTTGTCGGCGGAATCGATTGGTCGCAGTCTGTGGTATTTTTGCCATAGCCAGCGCTGCCGCACTCGTGTTAATGCTCTGGCGAAACCAGGGCATTTTCTATGCGCTACGGCGAAAAATGGCCTACCTACGCGAAGCAATGGGACCGGATGAAGATCAAGCCGGCCCGCGCCGCCGAGTTCCGCAGGCTTGGTGAATATGCCGTTGAGCACCGTCAGCGCTACCAGACCATCCAAGACGCCACTGCGCATGATGGGCTTGGCCGTGAGGGCGAGGGCGTTCCCTGGTATGTGATCGCCGCTCTCCACCGTCGCGAGTCGGATTGCGATTGGGACACCTACCTCGGCAACGGGCAGTCGCTTCACAAGAAAACTACACTTGTGCCAAAGGGGCGCGGCCCTTGGCCTACGTTCGAGGCTGGTGCAATCGATGCGCTCAATGTTGACGGTTTGTCATCCGTTATAGATTGGCGACTTGAAAAGGATTTGTATTTTTCGGAAATTTTCAATGGCGCCGGCTATCACATGCGGGGCCTCCCGTCGCCGTACATTTGGGGCGGGACCAATATCCAGGTTGCGGGCAAGTTCCGAGAGGTGAAGAAAGACGGCAAATGGGTTTCCGTGTTCCGCTCGACGGAATGGGATACACAGCCGGGCGTCGCGCCAATCATCTTCGCCATCGCTCAAGTCGCAAACGATATCGAGTTTCTAAGAGAGACATGAGGAGGATTCTGAGATGATTGACAACGTGCCGGGTATGTCGCAGCAAAATGTGCCGGCGATGTCGCAACAAAATACTCAGCTCATTACGCAAGTGGTTTCGATCGCAGGAATGCTCGCCACTTCGTTTGGCTGGTTGACGCCTACGCAGGTTGCGGGAATCACAACTAACGTGCTGGCGATAGTCGGGCCACTGATGACGCTTAGCGGAATTGTTTGGTCACTGCTGGCAAGTCGAAAGAACGCCATTGTTGCAGAAGCGGCAACCGTACCAGGGGTCAAGAATATCCAGCTCACCAACACGACGGCGGGGCATGAGCTTGAGCAGGTTACGCCCGCAAACGTGACGGTCAATCGCAACTGATGCCAACGTGGCTTAACATAGCCTTGGCGTGTCTGCGCCTTGCCGAAGTGTTCTTTGACAAGGCGCGAGCGGCCAAGGATTTCAAGGCAGGGCAAGATGCGGAGATTGCGCAGGCGGCTATGCGTGTTCTGGAGAAATCCGAGTATGCAAAAAAGTCGCTGGAGGATTTTCGCGCTCGCCCTGGTTCCGCTGACGACTTCTTGCGCAGCCTTGAACCAAAGTCCGATTGAAACAGATAGTTTCTGTCAGACATATCAATCAATCGCAGGCATCAAAGGCGTGGGTTCGCTGAAGGCGCCAGCAGAGATAAGCAATCGTATCGCGACCAACGAGCGCACATATCTTTGTAGGTGCCAAGGCCGTCCTGACCCGCGCTGTGAAGGGGCGTAATGTTTCGGCGATCCCGTCGAAGCAAACTTGTGGGGAGTGTCACAAAATGAAGTGGTGGATTAGGTGGCTGATCGCGGCGGGCGCATTCGGGTTTCCCGCGACAGTGCTCGCGGCGGATATGGCGATCAAGGCGCCACTAGCGCCGCGCGTCGCAGCCTACGACGGCTGGGCCGGTTTCTATTTAGGCTTCGATGGTGGATTCAATCTCGGTTCATTTAGCCCGATATTCGGTAGGGGCGTGACCGCAACCGAGGTGAACCTTGACGACAACAGCGCCTTTATTGGCGGGCACATCGCCTACCTTGGGCAGAGCGGTAGCTTTGTCTTTGGCGTCGAGGGCGGCGCACAGTGGTTAGGCTTCAAGAGCCAAGCCGAGCTTGCGCCGGCAGTCGGCACCACGCCTGCAGTCCTGCTACAGCAGAAAATTGACTGGCTTGCCTATGCCAACGTGCGCGCGGGCTTCACGCCGTTCGCGCGAACGCTTCTCTATGTGACCGGCGGTGTGGCATGGGCGCATGTGAAAGGCGAGTTTATCAACCTCGCCGCGCTCGACACGAGCGCCGAACAATCGGTGACGGGGTGGAACCTTGGGCTTGGACTCGAGTTTAAGATCACTGAAAACCTTACGTTCGGCGGCGAATATCGGCATTATGATTTCGGCAAGGTGCAAGCGGCAAATCCGGCGCTCACTTTGACGCTTGGCGGTGTCGATAAGCTGACGGTTGACCAAGCCATGGGGCGGCTATCCTATCGTCTAAACTGAAGGAGCCAACGCCCCGCCCAATGGACACATCGGACATCAACGCGTTGGCGCTACTGGCAGTCGCGGTCTTGAATGCACTGTCAGTAGCGCTCTCTCTCATGAACAATCGCAACATTCACAAAGTAGAGGTTGCGACCAACTCCATGAAGGACGCGCTTGTTGCCGCAACTGCAAAAGCATCTGACGCAATTGGGGAGGCGAGGGGGCTGGCTAAGGGGCGAGCCGAAGAGAGACCGCCACACGAAAAATCTGGAGACACATGATGCCGATAAGTCTGATCTTCTGGGTGCTCATGCTCATCTGGCTTGTGGGCGAGGTTAGCGTCAACTACGGCTATGGCGGCCCACATGCCGTATGGGGCAGGAGCTTGTTCTTGTTTATCCTCTTCGCGCTTCTCGGATGGAGGGTGTTCGGAGCCGCGATACATAACTAGGGACCCGTCTGGGTGTGTACATTGTGGGCGGCATTCGCTATAAATGCCGCCCGTTTTGCTGTTTGAAATCGTTAATCGTCCGTTTTGAGAGTGTGCGCGATGATGTCATCGCGCTTCGCGGCGATAGCCTTGCGCACGCTCTTTTCCGTCTCTGCCTTTTCCTCCATTATGGCGCCCTTGGTCGCTATTACGTGCGCCAGCTCAACGAGCGCGCGTGCAGTCGCCAAGAGATCGCTAACTGAGCGGATCGGCTGCGCAAAACCGAGATTTTCGAAGGGTAGTTTCTCAATGCGCTTGGTTAAGCTGAGAGCCTCACTCCGCAAGTCCAAGCCCTCATCTATGGCCCGGTCGAGCAAATCGCCGATATCCGCTTCGCGCCTAACCATTGGTGACTCCCGTTTCGAAGGTGATCCTCATGTGCTGAGTCACGCTCTCAATCTCGACGTGAGGGTGGAGCGTGTGGAAGGCGAGTGCCGCCAGCTCTGGCGTTGGCGCCAGCGCGAAAGCAGGGCCGGGAAAGTCTGCCTCTAAGCCCATAAAGCCGGTGTCGACTTTATAGGGCTTGTGAAGGATCTCGAAAACGAAACGATTCTTCATGGCTGCCAATACCTCGCGACCAATGTTACGTGAGGCACGGGCGGGCGTGGTCGCCACTCGATCGCACCATAATTGCGAGTGCACTTGCCGCCACACAGGACGGCCATGGCGCGTTCGCGCGGCCATATCTGGTGACGCATGCTCACCTCACATGATCTCTTGCTCGGCTTGCGTCCGATGTACCAACACCGGTCGCCGCTATCGAGAATGCGAAAGCCGATGTAAGAGCCGGGGTGATCGGCGCGCGCCTGTGCGAGCGTCGAGTATGTGGGGCTGGCCATGGCCGGCATTGAGAAAAAGAGCGGTGCGCTAAGCACCGCCAAGGTGACGATACGCAACATGTGAAGGCTCCCGATGATGCTGTCGTAGTTGAGGGGTTAGGCTCTCTTTTCGAAGACGTGCACTGCCGGCATTTCGTCTAGCGTCCCGATATAGCGATAGAACGCCTGCGGTTCCGGTAGGGCCTCGTCCGATTTTCGGAGGCAAAATACTCGGTCGATCGCTGGCAGATGCGGGTTGCACGTGACGAAAAGCCTTATCCCGTCAAGGCCGTGGCGTACCCCTATGACCTGGGCAGCGGTCGGCAATTTGATGGTTTGCTCTGCCGGCTCGTATGTAAGTCTAGCCTCGGTGATAACCCGCTCGGTCCGGGCGTCGTCGGCCTTGGCTTGTGCTGGCACAGTTTTCATAAACGCGCTCTCCTGGTTGGTTGTGGTGGCAACAGGGGCGATGTAGCACCGTGTTGACATCGCGTCAACAGTTGTCTAGATTGCAACCACCGAAAAACGGGAGATAGGACATTATGACTAAGCCGAAGGGACCGAAGGCGAAGCCGGGCGATTGGGCAAAAGATTACCGCCGCAGGAACGGGATCACGCAACAGCAACTTGCTGATAAGCTTGGGCTTTCCAAGTCGCTGATATGCCGTTTTGAGAACGGCGAACGCGTGCCAGATATCGAGCTTGTGCCGACGATCAAGGCAAAGCTTGGCATCATGCCCCGGCTGGTTCGGCCGGACCTTGCAAGCATCCTCCGCTAGGGCAATCACAACGGGATCGATCGGGAGCAATGATCATGATCGCGATAGACGAAAACGGGAAGACGGATGTTGAGCGGGCAACCGATCGCGCAATGGAGGCCGCGGCCGAACTCGTCAACACGCCGGGCGCGGTAGTCGCCACTGCCGAAGTGTCGGGCGTTGCGCTCGGCGACGACTTGAAGTTGCTGACGGTGGAACAGGGGTGGGAGGCGTCTATTGAATGGAAGTCGTCATTGCAAGTGTACGGAAATGCAGAGGAACTGATCAGGGCGGGCGCGTACTACAGCGAGTCGTCGCCTGACGGTGAAAAGAGGTTTTGGCGCGCAATGGGCGAGGCGGTGCGAAAAGCCGAGCTACTAAAGACCGAGCTTTTAACATTCCTAGACGCCGCTCGCCGCTTTCCAAAATCGAGGTTCTAATGGCTGAAGAGCAACGCACCGTAGGGCCGTTGGTCCTTATGTCAACGGCGGTGGGCGTCTATTCATTCGATGATACTGGGCATGTGTACGGCTGGTCACCGCCCTATCGCATGAAGCGGACGGACTGGCTTAGGGAGCCGTTGCCACCACCTCCGCCACCACCTATCCCGTTTCGTTGGGGGCCGAATGGATGCTTGATATTGCTCGGCTACATGCTGACCGCATACGCTGCGGCTGTGACGCTGGCGATAATGGTGGTGGGGGTGATCAATGGATGATCCGTTGTCATTGGGCGAGCGTCGCATTCTGATCAATCAGCGGGCGCTAATGCTGGCTCTTCGGTGCCTCATCGGCGATATCAAGGTGACGCCAGCAATCGCCATACAGACGCTTCGAGAGGATGCGGACGAGACGCTAAAATTATTGCAGCGGACATCCAAGCGGAGTTGACAATCTGTCAACAGCCACATACACTCCAAGGGTCGAAACCAACCAATGGAGATGTTCGATGAAAAAGCTGTTTTGGGTGCAATATCAAAGCGTTGATAAGCAATGGTACGATCAGGCGCCGGCCGAAGATATGGCAACGGCCATTGAGCTTTGCGTTGTCTACCAGACGCGCTCGCCGCAAGTGCGCTACCGGGCGATCGAGCGGGCCGACAAGGTGATATATCCGGATCATGAAATCGATCCGGCTAAGGAGCTTGGCGCGTAATTAGAAGTTGACAGGCTGTCAACTATGCGGTACGGATAATCATCGGAAACGGAGGTTGACACGATGAGCACGAAATACCAAGTAGTTGACAGCCGAGGTAAGACCCACACGCGCACAACCGAAGAGCGGACATACACCCATGCCGTTGTCGCTCACTACCCGGAGCACAAAGGCCACGATGGCAGGACATGGCCCACTGCCGATCGCGTATCATGGGCCGGCTCGCTGCGGCTGGCACAGAAGAATGCAGGGACATGGAAGCGCGCCGCCTCCGTCGAGATTATTGAGGCGCAGGTTGTTGACAAGCGCGCAACAGTCAAGGCGTAGCCAGTCCGGCTACGCTGGGGAGGTGAGGCAGTCAAGCCCCCTCCCCCTCACTTAACCACAGCGTACCTGCAATACCTGCCATGCGTAGGCAGCAGAGCTAAAGCCTTGACAAGTCCGGGTTGGCCATGTTACAGCAACGCCACGCTATATGC